ATAGCTATGGATTTAGACCGAACAAAAGTACACACGATGCAATAAACAAAACTAAAGAATATATAAACGACGGATATAAATACGTGGTAGATATGGAACTGATACTTTAAATAGGCACAAAGAATAAACCGTTACAAACCCTTTTAATTTCGGTGTTTGTAGAGGTTTTATACTTTGTAAAACAACATTAAAATCGTTAAAAACAAGTCTAAACAATACAAATACATAAAAATCTAAATTTTAAATCGTAAAATTTATTAGAGAGGTATGCAAAAGTCTGCATACCTCTTTTTCAATTTTGAATACACCATACAAAGTAGGAGCAACTATGACACACAAACAGATGATGCACAAACTCGGAGAACATGACGGACAGTTATTGAGTTTGAGACGAGATATAGAGAATATTAAAAGCCTTACAGCACAAATTCATGAGCTTACGGCGACGATGAAAGTTTTAGCAGACAATATTGAAAAACAAAATAACAGTATTAGACGATTTGGCGAGCGAATAGAAACTTTGGAAACCGCTCCAAACAGTCGTTTGCGTGAAAAGATAGACCACATAACAAAATATATGATTATTGCTGTCTTGACAGCTTTAATAACATACTTTTTTGCAAATATAAGAATTTGATAAATAGGAAAAGGAGTGCGATATGAAAATTGTTATTTCAAGCGGACACGGTAAGTTTGTATCTGGTGCAAGAGACATAATTGATGAAGTGACAGAAGCGAGAAAAGTTACAGATAGAGTTGCGGAACTTTTGCGAGAGGTAGGTGTTAGTGTAGACGTATTTCATGACGATGTAAGTCGTAACCAACGGGACAATGTCAATACCATAGTTCGTTATCATAATAGCCGTGAACGTGATTTGGATGTTTCAATACATTTTAATTCAGTTGCCTCTGGCACTCGTGATGCAGGCATAGGTGTAGAAACACTTTATAGTCAAGGCGATTTAAATGGCAGAGAGCTTGCAAGCAGAGTATCAACTGCTATTTCTCGTGCTTCTGGTCTTATATTGCGTCGTGGCGACGGTACGTTTCCTGTTACAAACATTGGGTTTTTGAATAATACAAACAAAACAGGAATTTTGATAGAGGTTTGCTTTGTAAATTCGAGAACAGATGTAAGGATTTACAATGAGCATTTTGAAGATATATGTATAGCTATCGCAGAGGGACTATCTGGACAAACCGTTTCTAAAGAAGATAGACAACAGAAATATCCAATATCAGAAGACAATATAAAAGCTATGGAGTTAATGGGAGTTATAAACTCTCCTGTATAATGGCGTGGCTTTAACTCTGTCCAGTGGTTAAACGAACTTCTCTCAAATGCTTCTGCCATAGGGAAATTAGACAAGGGAGTGGAAAACGGCATAACAGATTTACCTACAGCACTTAAAGTTCTGCAAATGGCGGGTATAACAAACAGTCCTGATTACTGGAAACAGCAAGTAAAAGATGGCGAAGTTCGATATTTGTCTCAGCTCCTCATAAACATTGCAAATCGTAGCAGAGACCCTTTAGAACGTATCGTTTGGACTGAAGCTCGTGGAGAAGACCTCAAAGGTCAAACGCTTGTTGCAAATGTGGTTTTGAACCGAAGCAGAAGCAAACAATTTCCTGACGGAATTTATAATGTCATAATGCAAAATGGTGTTAATTCACAGGGTATTTTGACATATCAGTTTATTTCAGTTAGTGATGGTTCGTATGAAAGAGCCACGCCGAATGACTTCACGAAACAATCAGTGAGCGAGGCTTTATCTGGTAAAGATTATAGCAATGGAGCTTTGTTTTTCCATGCGGTGCATAGTGTTTTAGGTAGTTGGCACGAACGTAATTTGATGCAGTTATTTATACATGGTGGTCATGCGTTTTTTGTATAAATAAAGTTCTTCTAAAGAGCTGTCAAGCATTCCTTGATGGCTCTTTTTTTTAACTTTTTACAAATGTGGAGGTTGAAATGAAAATAGACGAAGCCTTGTCAATATCAAACAGTAGTACATTTATAAAAAAGCCTATAAATATTTTTGATAAATCTATTTTTCACGAATTAATACAAGGCATTACAGTATTATTCGATGAAAATATGAGAAAAATATTATTAAATTTCTTTAATTTCGATTGGGAACATATGTCCACATCTGTTTTGGGGGAGTATGTTTCAAGCTACTATGGATACTAAAGCACGTAGAAAATTAGGAATACATTATGCAGAAGAAGAAAATATACTAAAGCTAATAAAACCACTGTTTATGAACGACTTAAATAAAGAGTTTGAAGAAGTACAAAATGATTTAAATAAACTTGATATATTTCATAAAAAATTATCCAATTTGAAATTTCTTGACCCTGCTTGTGGTACAGGTAATTTTTTAATTATAGCTTATAGAGAACTAAGAAGGTTAGAACTAAAAATAATAGAAAAAAAGAGAGAAAAAAACAAAAAATTATCAATAGAAGATTATAAATACGTAATCAATAATAGCATAATAAATGTGAATCAGTTTTACGGTCTTGAAATAGACCCATTAGCAATAGAAATAGCAAAGATTGGTATGTGGTTAATAAACCATCAATGTAATATGGAACTAAATCAAAAGTTTTGGCATTATTACGAAAGACCATCAACATCATTTAAAGAGTTCACGAAAATTTTTAAATGTAATGCACTGCGAGTAGATTGGCTAGAGGTATTAGAAGTAGACAAGATTGATTTTATACTTGGTAATCCGCCTTTTGTAGGAGCAAGTAGAATGACCAAAGATCAAAAGCAAGACATACAAAACACAGTAAAAGACCCACAGAATAGGATAATAAAAGGAAATGGGAATATAGATTATGTAGTAGGATGGTATTACAAAGCCTCCCAATTGACAATAAAAAATAAAAATTTGCGTATAGCATTTGTTAGTACAAATAATATAACACAAGGTGAACAAACAGCTATTGTATGGAAAAGTCTAATGGAAGACTACAAAATAAAAATAGACTTTGCACATAGGACTTTTAAATGGACTAGCCAAGCAAGGGGAAAAGCCTCTGTGCATTGTGTTATAGTAGGTTTCAGTAATGAAAATATAAAAACTAGAAAAATAATATATGATGCAGATTCGGAAGTAAAAGCTGAAAATATAAATGGTTATCTTGTAAATTTTAAAAATATATTTATAGAAAGACGTACAAAACCTATTTGTGAAGTCCCTGTTTTTATTCGTGGAAGCGATTCAGTCGACGGAGGAAATTTGATAATAGACGATAAGGAATATGAATGTTTTGTTAACCTAGAACCAAAATCTAAAAAATATATAAAACAATATATGATGGGAAAAGAATTTATAAATGGATTAAAACGTTACTGTTTATGGCTTGTTGATGTTTCTCCAACTGAATTACAACAAATGCCAGAGGTTTTGAAACGTATACAAAAATGTAAAGAAGCTAGATTAAATATGAAAAGTGAGCAATCCCGCAAATATTCAGAACAACCCTCATTATTTGCAACAAATAGACAACCAAACACAGATTATATAGCAATACCGATAGTTTCATCAGAAAATAGGCAGTATATACCAATTGATTATTTAAGTAAAGATATTATAGCTGGTGAAAAATTATTTACTATGCAAAATGCAACAATATACCATTTTGGAATACTTACAAGTAATATTCATATGGCATGGATGCGTGCTATATGTGGACGTTTAGAAAATCGATACAGTTATAGTAATACAATAGTATATAACAACTTCCCGTGGCCAACTCCAACAGATAAACAGCGTATTTCAATAGAACAAGCAGCAAAAAACGTTTTAGATACTCGTGCAATGTATACAAACGATAGCTTGGCGACATTATACGACCCTATTACTATGCCTCCCTCTCTTATAAGGCACACAAAATATTAGATGATGAAGTTGCCACAGCTTATGGCAATAGATTTACTAATGAGACAGAAAGAATTGTCGATTTGATGGAACGTTACAAACAACTTATAGACGAAAAGAATAGTTAATTTTGTGAAATAATAAGAAAAATGAATTAATTATTCAACAATGTTTTGTTAATTTGCAGAGATTAACTTAAAATCTTGAATTGCTATCTTTGTATCAAAACCGCACGACAAACGCATGAAGTAAACAAAAAGCAACAAAAAAGGTATATAATAGAGCCGAGAGGTGATATTATAATGGAAATACTGAAATATTTGGAACAAATAGAAGAAAAAGACCCAAGACAAAAGAGTAAAGTAAAATATAAAATAAGTGAAATAGTAGGGATAGTATTTTTTGCAATGTTAGCAAATGCAGATGATTACGTAGAAATAGAGATATTTGCAAAGCATAATGAAAAAATATTAAAAGAATATTTTGAATTGGAAAACGGTATACCATCACATGATACAATAAGTAGAGTGATGGCAATTATAGACCACAAATATTTGCAAAGTTTTAGAGAAAAATTTTATGAAATGTTAAATAACGAAGAGGGAGACAAGATAAAGAAAATATTAGCTATAGATGGCAAAAGTCAAAGAGGAAACGGAAATAAGAAACAAAAATCTAATCATATAGTAAGTGTAGTAGATGATAACGGCATATGCCTTTGAGAAGTTTTAGTATCTGAAAAAAGTAATGAAATAACTGCCATACCAAAATTATTAGATGTGGTAAATATAAAAAATCATATAGTAACTTTAGATGCTATGGGAACACAAAAAGAAATAGCAAAAAAGATAAGAAGTAAAAGAGCTGATTACGTTTTAGCATTAAAAAAGAACCAAGGAAATTTATTTGATGATGTAAAGACTTATTTTGAAGATAAGGAGTTATTAAAAGAATGTATTTACCATAGGACAATAGAAAAAGCACGTAGTTCTAACGAAAAACGTGAATACTGGCAAACAGATAATATTAAATGGATACATGGAAATAAAGAGTGGACTGGATTTAAAAGTATAATAATGACAAAAAACACTATAGATAATAATGGAAAAATATCAATTGAAACTAGATATTTCATCAGTTCTTTACCTAAAGATATAGAATTAGTATCTAGGGCAATACGTAAACATTGGTTTGTAGAAAGTTACCATTGGCACTTGGATGTTACTTTTAAAGAAGATGCTAATCTTACATTAGAAAAACAATCTTCTTTTAACTTGAATATTTTGAGAAAACTAGCTTTAAATTTGCTTAAATTATTTGATTTCCCTAAGAAAAAATACAGTATTAAGAAAAAAAGATATGCTCTTTCTTTTGCTTTAGAAACTTATATTTCTTCTCTTATTTCTCTGTAATTTTTTTTACTTGACTTTTTCCTTATTATTATGAATATTTTTCTTCATGCGTTTGTCGTGTCAAAACCGAGCATGGTTTGACAACTACGCTCAGTTTTGATACAATATCTGCGTGCAATAATTTCACTGATATGTCCACAAGATAACATACTGTCATATAGAGAATTTTTTAAGGAGGTATTGTTATGGCGATTTCGACGTTTGATAAAACAATAATTTTAGATAAAGAAGCGGCAGAACGTTTAGCAATAATAGCCGAAAAGCCAGCTCCACCACTACCCAATCTAGGCGATGAATATTTTGAAGAAAATAAGAGGAGAGTAACCGAGTGGATAAACCGATACGAGAAACAATATCCCTCAGAGAGCTAGAAGACAAACTCCATTTTAAAGAGTTTATCAAAGATTTTATTAAGTATTTCTCCTGTAGAGACAAAGATGTTGAAAGTTTTTTGAAAGAAAAGGCTTTTGATTTCGAGAAACGCAATAAAAGTAGAACATACCTTATTTTTGAAAACTTCCAACTTATGGCGTATTTTTCTCTTTCATTAGATGCCATTGTTTTTGATGAATCAATATCTAAAACAACGATTAAAAAAATAGATGGTTTTTCTAATAAAGTTAAAGCGGTTGGTCTAGTCCTTATAGGACAACTAGGAAAAAATGAAGCTATTGATAACAAAATAACTGGTAAAGAGATACTCGACATATGTTTACATTATATTAGTATAGTTAAAGATACTGTTGGAAGCAGGTATGTGATGTTAGAATGTCAAGACATACCTAAAATTATTGATTTTTATAAAGCAAATGGATTTGAATTCCTTAAAAGTGATAATACAGATAAATATCAGCAAATGATAAGAAAACTATAAAAAAGTGGTCGTTTCCAAAAAGAGAAAACGACCACTTTTGGTCTGTACTTACTACCATTCACTTGCTACCATTTTACTTGGATAACCTTCATCGTCAAGTAAAAGTGTCAATTGCATTTTATGTTTACATTCTACACACATAGCAATACCCATATAGAGCATACCGAAACCTAATTGAAATATAGAGGCTGAAACCAATGCTTCTTTAGAACAATATGGGCAAGTTATTTCAAATCTGAAAGGGTTCCCTTTTTTGTCTACATATACGTCCATTATTTTTTCTCTTTTAATAGTTCTGGGTTGTTATAAATGTTGCCTATAATTTCTGGCTGACTTGTATTCCATAAGCCAGTCCATTAGAAACTTAGGATTGTCTTCAATATTATTTGCAATGAAACCGTCGTAACGCCATTCGACTACTGCCGTTACATCGTGATAACTGTCTCGTGAAATTTTAATAATGTCGCCTTCGTATATCATCTTACCTGATATATCTTTTATGTCTGTACATTGACCGATTGTATTTTCGTCAACATAATACCATGACCCATCTTTGCATATTCGAGCGTAATGTACGTTTTCTAAGTAACCATATATCCAGCCTGTTTCGTGTTTTGATTCTGCTGACATATTTGGACTGTAGCCTCTAAATGTGTATCTATCATTCATAGTTTTTATCCTCCATATCCTAAAAAAAGCATTATTTTTATCACTATAAATAAAGCCAGTGATAACACTGATGTAATTTTTCTAATCATAATATATACCTCACACTGTTATTTCTACTCCGTTTTTGAACTTGAATGTCAGCTCGGCATATGAGCCGACTATGGCTTTGTCTATTGACATATTCCAAACGCTCTCGTCAAAATCAGTGATAACTAACTCTTGTTGTTCTATACTTTTTATAAATAATTCGAGCATTTTTGATTTGCCGATTTTTTCGTTTTTCTGTTTTGTAAGTTCTTCGATACGATTAGTTGCGTTATCATATCTTTGCAGATATTTTACGTTTCTCTCCGACCACTCAGCTTGGTCGATGACCGACCGTTTGTTTTCTTCAATTGACTGGTGTGCAAGAGCGTCTACGATTTCAAGTTCATGCTCTAACTCAACAAGCTCCTTGTCGATTTCATCGGTATCACAAAGAAGTTTTTGTGCCAGACAGCAATCATCGATTATATTATCTCGTGTGGACATCAGCTTGTTGAACGCTGTTATAAAGCCGTCTTTTATCTGGTCTTCCGAAATGTGCGGAGTAGTGCATTTAACCATGCCTTTTTCTTTATATTTGTCGTTACATTGCCATACGGTGCGTTTGTATTTTGTATTGCTACCCCAGAGCTTTGAACCAAAATAACCTCCGCACTCGCCACAAATAATTCTTGTGGCAAAAGGGCTGTGACAGCTCAATGGTCTGCCAAGAACTTTACGACGTTCAATTTCTACTTGAACAGCGTCCCACTCGTCGGGAGGTATTATTGGCTCGTGGCTTTTTTCTATATAAAACATCGGCAGTTCGCCGTTATTTATCTTTTTTTGTTTAGTCAAGAAATCGACCGTAAGCGTTTTTTGAAGACGCTTCGAGCCACGATAGGTTTCGTTTTGTAAAATGCTACGCACGGTTGCCATTTGCCAGACTTTTTTTCCTTTCGGCGTTGGTATACCGTTCGCAGTTAATTGTTTAGCGATAACGTTAAAAGACAAACCACTCATGTACATTTTGAATATACGCTGTACGATTACCGCTTGCTCTGGTACTATCTTTGGCAGACCGTCTTCGCCTTTTTCGTATCCGAGAAAACTTGACCACGGTAGGCTTATTTTGCCGTCTGCCATAGATTTTCGTTTTCCCCATGTTACGTTTTCTGAAATCGAGCGGCTCTCTTCTTGAGCAAGCGACGACATAATAGTAATAAGAAGCTCACCTTTATTATCAAACGTCCAAATGTTCTCTTTCTCAAAATAGCACTCCACTCCTTTTTCTTTCAGCTTTCGTATGGTAGACAGACTATCAACTGTATTTCTTGCAAAGCGACTGACCGATTTAGTAACGATAAGGTCGATTTTACCGTCCAGAGCGTCGTTTATCATTGCTTTGAAACCTTCACGGCGTTTGGTATTTACAGCACTGATACCTTCGTCGGTGTAGACTTTGACCAGTTCCCAGTCTGGTTTAGCATTTATTGTTTCTGTATAATATGAAACTTGTGCTTCATAACTATTGAGCTGTTCTTCAGTGTCGCTGCTTACCCTTGCGTAACCAGCCACTCGGCGTTTTGTGATATTAATACCAGCGACAGCTATTTTGGTCTTTTTTGCTGGTATTACTTGTACTGCTGGCATATTAATTTATCTCCCCTTTTTTGCTTCTTCGCAATATTTCAGCTTGAACGCTGTCCCACGTTTCTTTAGAAACGATACCCTCGTGAGTACCTGACAAATAGAACATAGGAAGTTCACCACGATTTCGGACTACGTGCTTAGTAAGATGATTTTCAACAAAATGTTTTTGAAATTTTATATCACCGCACATTTTTTCGTTGGTCAGCAATTTTCTAACAACAGAAAGATACCACTTTGAGCCGCCTTTCGGACTTTTGACACCTTGGGCGTTTAGCTTTTTGGCTATTTCACGGAAACCTAATCCGCTGAGATATAAATTAAATATTTTACGAACGACATCGGCTTCATCGGGTTTTATGACCAGTTTGCCAGAGGTAACGTTGAAGCCGTAAACTCTGTGCGGTATTGTTTTTCCTGACTTCATATTGTTTCTGATACGCCATTTAATATTTTCTGATACAGAACGACTTTCTTCTTGAGCGTATGAAGCTAATATCGTGAGCATAAGTTCTCCGTCTCCAGACAGAGTATTTATATTTTGTTCCTCAAAAAATACGCCGATGCCCATGCTATTTAGCTCTCTGACGGTTTCCAGAGTGGTTACAGTGTTTCTAGCGAAACGGCTTATAGATTTGGTTATAATGAGGTCTATCTTCCCAACCTTACAGTCAGCTAATAACCGCATAAACTCTGGTCTGTCGTCCTTTGTTCCTGTTTTGGCTTCGTCTGCATATACCCCAGCGTATTCCCAGTCTCTTCGATTTTGTATGTGCTGACTGTAATGGCTTACTTGAGCAGTCAAAGAATGTAACATATGTTCTTTGCCGCTTGAAACACGGCAATACGCTGCAACTTTTGACTTGCTTGGTAGTTGTTTCACCGCAGCTATTTTGCTTATTTCTCTCATTCTTCGCTCCCGCTTTTTGTATTTCAAGTTTTAAAAATTATCATATTACTGAAATCAGTAAACAGACAACTTTTTATTAAAACCTAGCACGACTTAATTTACCGCACTTTTTTCTTGGTGCCAAGTTTTATTTTATAAATACTTGTCGAAGATATACCATATTTTTCTGCGAGAGCTGTTTCTATTGCACAAAAATCAGAGTAATTTATTTTACCGTCGTCCATTAGTTTATTGAAAACGGACAGCGAAGTTTTGTACTGTATGATGTTATCCAGTTTAAGCATACGAAGCCTCTTTCTTTTTTCTTAAAGCTGTTATAGTCGGTATACTTTTATGGTAGCACTCTCGTGAACAGTATTTGCGGTGCTTATCGCCGTAAACATGAAAAGTGTCGCCACAGGCTTCACATATGAAACTGTAAACGGCTGGGTGGCAGGTAGGTCGCTTTTGCCTACCCCACCAACGTGTGCGGCATGTGTCGGAGCAGAATATTTTCTTTTTACTACCCTGTATGTGATTGAGCGGATTACCACAGCATTTACATTTGTTTGAAATTTCTTGTGTTTTTAAGAAGCTGTTTCCCAGTTTGTTACGTAAGCAGAACGTCGAGACCGTGCTTTTGGAAAGCCCCAGAGTGTTTGCTATCTTGTTGTAGCTGTCGCCGTTTCAACGCATATTTGTGATTTGTTCTTTTTGTAGTCGTGTCAAAGCCATTACCTCCTCTTATTTCAGGGGGTAAAAAAACCCCCTTACTATATAAAGGACAGCAAGGGGGTGGTTGAACGAAAATTATTTAAAAAATTTATGTTTTAGTTAAACTCATTAAAGAAAGAACCGAAATGTTGAATAGTTCCGATACCAGTAATATCTTCGATTATTGTATCATCGTGTGTTCTAATAGCTTGTCCTATATCGACAAATTCTAAAACAATTCTGTCCCAATATTCGTCAAGGTGTTCTAGGTTAAGGATCGCATCGGTTATTGTCGAGGCTACCTGTTCAGCAAATATTGTCATACCTTCGCTTTGATAAACTTGATAACGTATACTTTCTGTTGGTACAGATAATTGAATATTTAGGATAATGCTTCGTATATCTGAAGTATTATCGTAGATAATTGAAATTGTGTCTTCATCCCATAGAGAAGATGCTAAAGCGTTGTATAATTGTTGGGCTATTTCTTCAGAATTTAATCCAAAATCAACGATATTACCGCTAATTATTTCTTGTTGCTCTGGTTCTATATGTGATGATTCTGAGGTTACTTCATCTTCCGTTCGTGGAACAAAGAAACTAAGTATTACCACAGCTATTATAGTTATGAACCACCAACGTGTGTATATTGGTCTTTTTATTTTGTTTCTCAATGTAATTCTCCTTTTTTAGCCTAATAGATAAAAAAACAAAGGTGCCGTTGAAAACAATTTCGGTAGCACCTTTACAAGTAATATAAAATTTGATTCACCAAATTATTATCCTTATTTATCATTTTCTTAACGGTGCCCCAACATTATCTTTAAAACTACCTGTAAGAATAGCTATTAAATCAACGAAACCCCCAAAGCCTACCAATCCTGCTGTAAACATAAACAGGATGCCTCGACCCACCCGACCTACATAGAAGTTATGCAAACCGAACATCCCGAATATACCTACAAACCACCAAAACAGAGCTTTAGACTTAACTTTGTCGCTTGTTACGGTAATGAAGTTTTTATTGCTCATATAATTATTACTATACCTCCTATCTGTACACTATCTATTTGTTGAAATCCAAGACCTATCGTAAACAAAAAGTTTTATAGATGTTCCATTTTTATTTTGGATTTTTTGTGTGAGAAACTTTGCTACTAGTTAAATAAAGGATGGTTAACAAATTCTATGTACATTTAGTTTTTTACATTTCTTACAAGAAGTTTAATATGCGAAATATAATCCTTAATGAATTTACTATAAGTATTCAAATTTGTCAAGTGAATTTGAATGCTTTTTTATTTACAATTTATTTTATTTTTTAAGTATTAAAAATACCCCACCACAACCTTTTACGTATTGATTGTGTGGGTTAAAAGTATTGCTATTGTTTTTAGACTGTTTTTTTATGCGTTTTCTATTTCTTCTATTATGGATGTTTGAAGTAGCTGAAATGACGCACCTAATAATTTATCTTTTGCATGCTCTGTTAGATTATTGTAGTTTTCTAAAAGTCTTGATAAATCTTTATCTTTTATTCTATACTCTGAAGTTTTATTTTCTCCAGATAGTAAATATTCAATAGTCACTTCGAGAAATTCACAAATAGGAATTATATACTCTGCTGGGATACTACGTCCTAGCTTTAACCAATTATTCAAGGTTGAAGCTCCTATGCCTAAGTGTTCAGCCAAGTCTTTTTGTGTTGTATGTCGTAATTGTATATTTTGTAATATACGCTCATTTATAGTCATAAACCACCTTAAAACAAAAAATTAATAAAATTAATATGTTGACTAATTCACAAATGTGAATTATAATAACAAAGTAAGATTTTGTAATAAATCTACTATCAAAAATTGTACTAAAAAAAAAGGCATATGTAAACGGTCATAAGAATACTTGTACGAATAAGAGAGACAAGATATTACTTTTCTCATAAAACATTTATCCAAAATAATTAGTTTCATATTGCAATAGGTTTCTGACTTCGGAGGTTTTTTATTTTAAAAAAAGCCGTAGCGGTCAGAGCTATTTATGTGCAAAGATTTATTAAAACAGTCGGCTTGAATAAAGTCGGCTGTTTTTGTTTTTCAAAATTATAAAAATTAGATAGCACTGGAAGTGGTGAGCCATGCTATCTTTTATATTTTAGCCAATGGCCTCCATTTTCAGTGACTACACAAAAAATGGAGGTTTTATTATGGCAAACAAAAAAACAAACAATGGAGCAAGTAACAAAACAAACAAAGAAGCAAGTAATGAACAAAAGCAATACTTTATCAAGGTGGAGGGACAAGAAGTACCTGTAACAGAAGAAGTTTATCGTGCTTATATTCGTCCAGTTTGGAAAGAACATAAAAGATTGGAGCGAGAAAAGGCTCGTGAATGTGGTCCAAATGTGTCGCTTGACCAAATGATTGAGAACAATAATGAAATCGCTGATGATGTGAACATCGAGGATATAGTAGCAGACAGCATATTGTTACAGCAACTGATGTCGGCTTTAGGTGAACTGGCTGACAACGAGATTGACCTTATCAAGTCCATATTCTATGAAAACAAAAGCGAACGTGATATTGCGAAAGAGACCAACACTCCACAGACAACTATATCTTATAGGAAGAAAAAGATACTTAAAAAACTACGTGAAATTATTTTAAAAAATAAATTTTAAAATTTTTCGTTCAACCACCCTCTAACCGTCCTTTATATATTAGAGGGGTTTTTCCTCAGAATATTGAAAGGAGAAATATGCGTATGACAGAAAAAGGAATAAATGACAATGACGCAAACAAAGAGCTTGTTGGTCTGTTGACCGCTATCAGTATTGTTTCTAAGCGACTTGCTACTAATTTATCGAAAGTAGACAGCAAAAACGCTGAAGCTGAAGTTTTAAAGCAATCAAAAAAGTTTAGGAGGTTCAAAAGGAATAATGCCTAAAAATAAAATTATTCGTATACCTACAGAGGGATTGAGCCATCAAGACTGGCTTGCACTACGGCAGAAGTCAATCGGCGGGAGCGACGCTGCGGCGATAATCGGTCTTAATCCGTGGTCAACACCTTATAGTGTATGGGCAGATAAGACTGACCGACTGCCGCCGAAAGAGGATAACGAGGCGATGAGACAAGGTCGGGACTTTGAGGATTATGTTGCCAGTCGGTTCACGGAGGCGACTGGCAAGAAAGCCCGCAGAGCAAATGCTGTTTTCAAGAATCCAGATTATCCATTTGCACACGCAAACATCGACAGAATGATTGTCGGCGAGGATGCAGGTCTTGAATGTAAAACTACATCGGTTCTAAATCTAAAGAAGTTCAAAGATGGTGAATATCCAGATAGCTACTATGTTCAGTGTATGCACTATATGGCGGTTACTGGTTTGAAAAAGTGGTATTTAGCGGTACTGGTCTTGAACCAAGGTTTTTACTGGTATGAAATCAACCGAAGCGAGGAAGAAATAAATTCGCTTATGGAACAAGAAGCCGACTTTTGGGAGTATGTGAAAACTGACAAAGAACCTCCAGCAGACGGATTTGACGTTACTACCGACGCTATAAAAACGGTTTACGCAGACAGTTCTGATGGCATAGTCAATTTATTTGGACGTGAAAACCTTATAAAAGAATATTATGCCCAAAAAGAAAATGAAAAAGCTATCCAGTCTAAAATTGAGGAAATTAAACAGACTTTAATGATGGATTTGGGAGAAAACGAAACAGGCACAGTCGGTGCTTATAAGGTTACTTGGAAACCACAGTCAAAGTGGACGTTTGACCATAAGAAGTTTGCTGAAGAGCATACAGATATGGATTTGGAAAAGTATTTTAAAACGTCGAGCTTTAGAAAATTTGATATAAAAGAAAACAAAAATAGAAGATAAAATGAGAATAAATAAAATAATAAGTCAGAATAGAAGAGATTTCAGAGCTATATATATTTGTGAACATTGTGGAAATGAAGAAATAAAGTCGGGATATGATGATGAAAATTTTCACAACAATGTAATACCGAAATTAGTTTGTAAAAATTGCAATAAAACAGCAAGTGAAGATTATAGACCGAGGTCCACAAAGACCTAGAAGGGTATCAAATATAGAATTATAAAAATTTGAAAGAGAGGTATTGTTTTATGGCTGGAAAAATACAAAAAGCTGCTGAAACGAGAGCTATCGGAGCGAGCGGTGGCAAACCCACTATGCAAGCCTATATTAAACAAATGGAAACAGAAATAAGAAAAGCTCTGCCAGCGGTAATAACGCCAGAGCGGTTTACACGCATTGTGCTGTCCGCTCTTTCCACAAATCCCAAATTGGCTGAAACCACTCCACAGAGTTTTCTCGGGGCGATGATGACTGCGGCACAATTAGGTGTTGAGCCAAACACACCACTCGGGCAGGCATATCTAATTCCATTTTGGAACAGTAAAGTTAAAGCTATGGAGTGCCAGTTTCAACTGGGCTACAAAGGTTTAATCGACCTTGCGTACAGAAGCGGAGAGGTAAGAAGCATACAGGCTCATGTGGTTTATGAAAACGACGAGTTTGTTTATTCTTTCGGATTAAACCCAGAATTGAAGCATACGCCAGCTAAAGACAGCAGAGGAGAGCCAATGTTTGCATACGCAATCTTCCACACTAAAGATGACGGCTACGGTTTCGAGGTTATGAGTATGGACTACATCCGTACTCATGCACAAAAATACAGCCAAGCATATAAAAGCGGTTACAGTCCTTGGAATAGCAATTTCGAGGAAATGGCGAAAAAAACGGTATTGAAGCGTGTGCTTAAATATGCACCGCTGAAGAGTGAATTTGTACGAGGAGTAGCAGCCGACGAAACTATCAAAACGGAGCTTTCGGAAGATATGTATACTGTGCAAAGTACGGTTATAGATGTTACTGAAGATGAGATAGAAATTCCAGAATTGCCTGATGAATTACCATCTAAAGAAGAAACACTACAACCGCAAATAGAACTGCCGCAGAGTTAGGCGGTGATGTCATATTGCTAGACCGTTAAAAGAAGGAATAGAATACTTTTCTTTCGACGTTGATTTTTTTGCTGATATAAAAATAAGAAGAATAATGAGAGCTTGCGGGAGTGCTTCTCCTACCATACTAATCTGCCTGCTATGTAATATCTACCGTTCGCAAGGGTATTACATTTTGTGGGATGAAGATATGCCTTTTCTAATTGCTGAAGAAGTTGGGGTTAGCGAGGGCGCAGTTATGGAGGTTATTAAAAAAACATTGCAAGTCGGCTTCTTTGATATTGGACTCTATGAAAAATACGGGATATTGACATCGCCGTCTATACAAAATCGCTTTTTAAAGGCGTGTGAAAAACGAGGCAAAATCGTTTTTATCCTTGAGTATCAACTTGTTTCTTTTGACAGCGGTATTAGTTCAAAAATTAATACTGTTTCACTGCAAGCGAGTAACAATACAAAAGGTATCGATAATGAGTTACAGGGGGAAGAAATAAGGTTTTCAGCCCCAGAAACCTCATCCGAACAGAGTTTTCGGGGTAAGAAACCCCGCTCAGGTGGAGTTTTAGGGGTTGATAACTCACAAAGTAAAGTAAAGGAAAGTAAAGTAAAAGAAAGTAAAGATAAAATACTCTCCGTGGACGGTTCACAATCGTCCACCGCTGACGAGCCTCCGAAACAGAAAAAGTTGACAGGCAAGAAGCCTGTCAAGGAGTATTCGCACAACAGCGCTGAATATCAAGCTGCTAAGTATCTTGCGGACAGTATTTTAAAGCGTGACCCAAAAAATAAACGGATACCGAAGTCTGACGAGGATTTATACAAGTGGTGTGTCCATATTGATTATATTCTACGCTTAGACGACAGAAGCATTGAAGAATTACGTGATGTGCTTAAATACGCCACTACGGATACTTTTTGGCAAACAAATATTTTAAGCACAAAAACGCTAAGAGATAAATTTGGCACGCTTATTTTACGCATACGCAATAGCAATCAAAGTAACAGCAATAAAAAACAAGGCAGACAAAACGCCAGTCAAGATACTGGCTTTAACCCTGCGAAAATGGGAGGTTTTAAAAATGCACTCGACAGATATGACGATGACGGGAACGAAATCGGTTAACTGTTTAGTTTTTAGCAATGACCTAGAACTTGAAAATAAGCCAGAAACGCCTAAGCCCACTATATGTGAATTTTGCGGGGAAAGACGGTATACGCAAGGAATTATGATTGGCAAGCGTATATTTTGGCGACCTAGTGGAGCAGAATCATGTTCTTGCCCGCAAGCGAGAGTGGAACACGAACGCAAAGAAGCTGAATCGGCAGCAAAAATGGCTGCTAAAGAACAAGCAGAAAAAGATGAACAAATGCGTAAAAAAGTACAACGAGTTATCGGGAACAGCGGTATGAGAGAGCATTTTTTGCAATGTACTTTTGAAAGTTATGAAAGCGACACAAATGAACGTAAAAAAATATACAACCTTGCCTTAAACTATGCAAGGAACTTTGAAAGTAAATTACCAAAACGAGGTGAGCCTCTCCCCGGTAGAAATGGATTTTTGATTTCGGGAACAAAGGGAACAGGAAAAACTCATATAGCTGCAGCCATAGCTAATTATCTGCTGAACCAAGGAACTTCTGTTATCTGTATGACTGAACGAAACCTTTTTGGCAAGATACAGGATACGTATGCCAGTAACCGAGGCTACTCAGACGGACAGACAGAAACACAGATACGGCAGGTTTATGAAACTGTGCCTTTGCTTATTATCAATGACCTTGGTAAAGAAAAAGCCAGCGAGTGGACGTTGGCTACGCTCTACGCCATTATCGACGGTCGATATGAAAGGGCTATGCCTACGATTATCACAACGAATTATGATGCAGAGAGCCTTACTAAACGCATAACGCCGATGGGCGGAGATATTATCACAGCAGAAGCAATCGTAGACCGTCTTTGTGAAATGTGCGAAAGCATAGTCATTACTGGAGAAAGTTGGCGTTTAAAATAAATTAAGAATTAGGAGACCAGATATGAACGAAATAGAAGTAAATATAAACAGTTATATTTTTAAAAACATGATTAGCGATTTAAATAACCATATACAAAGTTGCTTAAAGGAAATTAATGATGAAAATTTTCAAAGCGGTGATATTAGCTTAAAATTAACCATCGAAGCAATTAATTCTAACGATAAAATTGTGAAAATAAATGAAGATGGTGTTGTTTCGGAAAATTATATAATTCCTATATTTAATTATAAAACAAGTTTGCAACTTAAAAAGAAATATGACAATTCAGGTAATTTTGCAAATTCAGAATTACAACTTATCGAAAAAGACGGTAAATATTTAATATCTCCTGTAAAAGATTCGCAGATAAATATTATGGACTTTTTTGGAGGCGAATAAAATGGCATTAATTCACAATAAATCAGGCACGATTGCGAGCGGTAAATTAGTGAAAGATGGAGAACTGAAATACACAACTAAAGGAGTTGCATATACAACTTTTAGTATACCAGCATACCAAGATGAGAGCCAAAAGAACGAAAAAGGCTATCCCATAACAAAATGGGTTAATTGTATAGCTTGGGGAAATTATAGCTCTACTTTGGTTAAAGATGCAAAAGTAATGGCTATGGGCGTAACTAAACCAAACTTAGGTAATGACGGTAAAACGTATTACACACTTCATGTTGATTTCTTACAAGTCATGGAAAAATTAACAAGCTACATTACAGAAACCTATACGTCTGAATATTTTGATGATGCCGATGAAGGATTACCATTCTAAAGAGGTTGATATGACTATTAGCTTTACAATACCGGGCTTACCTAAAGGAAAAGCACGACCAAGAGTGACAAAAAAGGGAATTTCATATACTCCAGAAGATACTGTATTATATGAAAATTTAGTTAAATTATGCTATAGACAGGCAAGCAAATATTATTTTGGAGATATGGAACAGTTGGAGATTACTGTTCAAGCCTATTTTAGCATACCCAAAGGAACATCAAAAAATAAGCGTTTGTTAATGCTTAATGGCGAAATAAGACCTACTAAAAAACCTGATATTGATAACATTTTAAAAATAGTAGCAGATTCGCTTAATGGTATAGCATATAAAGATGATAAGCAAATAGTAAAAGCTACTACTTATAAATATTACAGCGAAATACCAAAAGTAGATGTGGAGATAAAAAATGGTTAATGATGTAGCCCAATACCGCATTAGTAAAACAGACATTAAAGAAGGTCAAGAAACATTAGACTATATTAAAAATATTTTTGCTTCTGAAAGAGTGCGAATTGAAAAAGAAAAGAAAAACCACTCATGTAATGATTGTGTTTGGGCTGTATGGCAAGGTAAATTTGTATATTGTCCTTTCGCTAAATGCTTTACAGGAAAAAATGAAAAGGGAAGTAAAGGAGATAAAAATGAAAAAATGGAAAGTATGTAGTGTATGTGGAAATACAATAAGTAATCTCAAAAAGGAAAAAACTGTGGTAACAAAAAGAAGCGAAATATTGAATTTGCCAACTGAGTATTCAGATGTTATGGATTGTTCTAATTGTGGATGTCAAATTATTTTAAATACAAGATATATTCACGAATATGATAACAAAATAAATTCAAAAGAATCAGTAGGAAAACTGTAATAATAAATAACATCAAGGAGAACTAATGAAAAAGATGGTACGTTTTATGCATTTTGGCGAATTGAAATTTGATATTTTTGATGAAATATTTGAGTTTGATTGCACTGTTGCAGAAAATGAAATCGATAAACAGGCAAAATCATGGGCAGATAGAATAACACAACAAAGTTATTGTTGGGAGTATGTGCAGGAGGCAAACAACAATGATATACGTAAAAGAAACAAAAATGACAGTTAAAGCATACCTATCACAAGCTCTGTTTCTTGACCAGAAAATTGATAGTAAGTTTATTCAGCTTGAATATTTACGAAGTCTAGCCGAGAAAAGCATTTCTGTTCTTTCGGATATGCCGTCTGGTTCTATAACAATCAACGATAAAATGGCTAACATTATCGCTAAAATAGTCGATTTGGAAACAGAGCTTAAAACGGAAATAGAAACCTTACTTGATTTAAAAAAAGAAATCACACAAGTCATAAATAGCGTTAAAGACCAAGAATTGAGCGTTTTACTTGAAATGAGGTATCTAGCAAATATGGATTGGCATACAATAGCTGACAAACTAAAATACGAGCTTAGGAATACGTATTATTTACACGGCAAGGCTTTACAACAAGTAAAAATAGAGCGAAATTTATAGACTGAAAGGAAAATTTAGCATGAAAAGAGTAGAATTTGCTTTTGGAGATAGATATGCTGATGGTCGTAGTAACACTGAAACTGAAATATTTGAATTTGATGATGATACAACAGAAGAAGAAATAAATAAAGAATTTCATATTTGGCTATCTAATTTTGACATTGGATGGAGATATTTAGATGAATAATATTCATTATTTACATGGTAAAGCATTGCAATAAGTAATAGTTAAAATATAATATACCCAAAAAATAAAAACCCCTAAAGAATAAGGGGTTTTATTTTTTACGTTTTAAGATTCTTAATATTTTATACAATCAGTTTTTTTATTCTTGTTTATTTTTTCGCCAATTTTTGTATTCACCAGATTTAATTCTGTTATCTGGATAAGGTTCATCTTCATCAATGACCCAATCCCTACCCATTTTTTGAGCTGTTTTAAATCCGCCACGCAATGCCATATGTCGTGCAGCCGAGTTATCACGTCCATGACGTTTGGCATACTCCACCAATGGTATTAGCATATTAACCTCCTTTATATTAATATAAAATAATCTTCTGTCTGTTTTCGGATTTATGGTTAACCCCAAAATAATATCACCAAGCCGACAAAAACTATTATAAGCCAAGCTAATTTGTAAATTAAAATAGCAATTTCTTTTATCAATTCTTTTATCAATTCTTTTATCTTCATATTTACATATACATATGGACTGTGTTATAATTTTCTTAAAGCTGAGGGGCTTTAGCCCCTCTTATTTTAACGGAACATACTTAGCAGCATTTGTATTATCGCTATTAGAGTTCCGATTTTTAATAACAGTTCGGTAAGTGCTTCAATCACTTTACCGAACTTTTTTATTTGCTTTAAAATTTCGTCCATTGCTTACCTCCTTTCTAAATATATTAGAACACGTTAGCGTGATAATGTCAATACTTTTTTGAAATAAATTCAAAAAACTTTGCATACTTTTGCACTATATTTCATTGTTTTGCACTAATCACTTATGTTATTGTTATAGTGCAGAAAATAGGAACAAGTAATTTCTAACGAAGTTACAAATGCTTGTTTTTAAAATTAACTTGTGATGGATAAGGCTGGGTTCTCGAATGAGAGTAGGTTTTTAACTTAGAATTCCTTTGCCCCTTGGGTTAATTTTAATATTTAATGCAAGAAAAATACATTTATAAAAATGGTACGAACATACCGCATGGCACAGGATTTCGACTATCCTGTGCTTTTTCTATGCCTAAAAATTAGAGTTGAAATAAATTATTAACCACTATTGAATAACAATATCATAGGAGATTATTTTAATGCCTTATAAAGCACAAAAACCTTGTTCATATAACGGTTGCACTAAATTGACTAAAGAACGATATTGTGAAGAACATAAAAAGCAAGAAGCTAAACACTACAACCAATTTGACAGAGACCCTGAGAGTAATAAACGATATGGCAGACGGTGGAAAAATATAAGAGCTTCTTTTCTTTCTGCTAATCCATTATGTGAGATATGTAGGAAAGAAGGTAAATTAATATCTGCAATAGTTGTACATCATAAGAAATCATTAAATGATGGCGGTACACATGACTTGGAAAACTTACAAGCGTTATGTACATATTGTCACGAGAAAATCCATAATGGTCAAGGTCAAAGATGGAATAAAGGAATAAATTAAAACGCATATAGTAATTATGTTTGGTTTTGCTGAAGTCAGCAAAACGGTAAAAGTCAGAAATGGCGTAGCATTGTATCGTTCAGCTCTGTTGCTCGTCGTTAGCAACCCCTAGGGGGCGGTCGCAATCGCTGTGACTGAGATGATGGACAGCGCGCCCGGTCTTTCGTGTGAATTTTCGCATATTCAAAGAACATTTTCAAAGGGGGTGTTCTCGTGCCACGGGGAGGAGCTAGACCGGGGGCGGGTCGCCCTAAAAAACCGCTTGCGGATAAGATACTTGAGGGTAATCCCGGCAAGCGTGAACTTACAAAACTGAAATTCAAAAGCGACAAAAATTCAAACGCCGAAAAATCAGAAAAATCAAAAACTCCAACGTACATTGACATGGTAGCCAAAGAGGGCGGAGACGTTTTGCCGCAAGCAAGCGAGATTTTCGCTGCTTTGACAGATTACATTGCTCGTGCAGGCTGTACGGAGTTCGTCACCAACAATCTTGTCGAGGATTTTGCCTTTTTACGAAGAGCGTATCTCGAATGTGAGTGGATGAATCGCAAAATGGGACGTATCGCTAACGGTCGCCGCTCGCCATATGTCAACATGGCTTTGGATTATCACAAGTCTATGATGCAGGTTTATAACCAAATTTGGCTGATTATCAAAGATAACTCGGAAGAGAAGCTGGAAAGCAAGAATGAGTTTTTAGAATTATTAAAAAGTAAGGATTTCTAAAATGGATAAACATTTGATAACGTAAATAATCCACGACACTACACTGACGGCAACATTGAGACTATTGATTTTATCGATGATAAAAAACTCAGCTTTTGTCTTGGTAACGCCGTCAAATATATTTCTAGAGCGGGCAAAAAAGACCCAAGCAAAACAGTAGAAGATTTGAAAAAAGCCGTGTGGTATCTCAATCACGAAATTGAAAAACTTTTGAAAGCGGAGGCAAAACATGAAAATAGCTAAAAAATATGAACTTTTGCCACTTGATAAAATCGTACCCTATGCAAGAAACCCAAGAAAACATACTCAAGAGCAAGTATCGCAAATAAGAGCCAGCTTTCGGGAGTTCGGAATACTTGCTCCTTGCTTGGTGGACGAAAATTATAATCTTCTTGCGGGACATGGCAGACTTCAAGCCGCACTTGCCGAGAATTTGACAGAAATAAACTGCGTAGTCGTAGAGGGGCTTACAAATGCACAGAAGAAAGCCTACATAATCGCTGACAACAAGCTCACAGAAAATTCCACTTGGTATAACGAGCTTCTCGCTCTTGAGTTTTCCGACCTCAAAGACCTTGGTTTTGAACTCGGTATAACTGGTTTTAACACAGACGAGATAGAAAAGCTGTTCGCAGCGGAAAATGATGTGCAGGATGACGACTTCGACCTGTCTGCTGCTTTAGAAGAAGCGGCTTTTGTTTTGTCTGGTGATGTTTGGACGATGGGACGACACAGATTGATGTGTGGTGATAACACTAATACAAATGACGTAGAACGTCTTATGGACGGTAAAAAGGCTAATCTCTTGCTTACAGACCCACCATATGGGGTTTCATACGAGGGCAAAGCAGGAAAAATAGCCAACGATTCATTGATTGAAGATGCCTTGGTTGAAAAGCTGTTGTTACCCGCTTTCAAAAATGCTGAAATTGTTATGGATAATGAAGCCAGTGTATATGTTTTTCACGCCGACACACAAGGGGAACGGTTTAGACGTGCTTTCCGTGAAGCTGGCTTTAAACTATCTGGTGTTTGCCAATGGGTAAAACCATCACTTGTAATGGGGAGGTCGCCGTACCAATGGAAAAATGAGCCGATTTTATTCGGATGGAAATTCAAGGGTAAACACAAATGGTTCGCTGGTCGTGACCAGACGACAGTATGGGAATATGCGAAACCATCAAAAAACGATATTCATCCTACAATGAAGCCTCTTGATTTGCTCGCTAAACCTATCCAGAATAGCACGGCGACTAATGCGATTGTTCTTGATTTATTTTCTGGTAGTTTTTCAACAGGAATGGTCTGTGAGCAACTTAACAGAATTTGCTACGCTATAGAATTTGACCAGAAATACGCTTCAGCAAGCATAAAAAGATATGTCGAAGCATACGGCTCAAAAAATGTTTTTGTAGAGCGTGATGGACAAATATTACAGTACGGAAAATTGGAGGCAAGTCAATGAATAAAAAGCTAACCCTAGGCTCTTTGTTCGATGGTAGCGGAGGTTTTCCTCTAGGCGGTACTATCTGCGGAATAGAACCAATCTGGCTCTCAGAAATTGAGCCATTTCCTATAAGAGTAACAATGAAACACTTCCCAAATGCTGAACACCTAGGCGATATAAATAAAATAAACGGTGACGAAATACCCCCTGTAGATATAATTACAGGGGGTTTTCCGTGTCAAAATTTATCTATTGCTGGTGCAAGAGATGGACTGCGTGGAGATAGGTCTAGCTTGTTTTTTCAAATGGTGCGAATAATTAAAGAAATGCGTAAAGCCACGAATAGTGAATATCCAAAATATATTGTTATTGAAAACGTACCCGGTATGTATTCTAGTAATAAAAGCAGGGATTTTCTGGAGGTATTAAATGAACTCATCAAAATCAAAGACGAAACCTTATCTGTACCTATGCCTGAAAAGGGAAAATGGGCTAACGCAGGAGAAATCGTGGGAAGCTCGTTTTCCCTTTCATGGAGAACACTCGACGCACAATACTGGGGAGTCTCCCAACGTCGCCGTCGTTGTTACCTTGTCGTCGATTTTACAAGCGAATGTGCCAGCGAAATATTATTTAACGAGTCGCTCTTGCGAGGGAATTTTACGCAGGGCAACTTCTCGTGGGAAGACGCTGCCCGAAGTGTTGAGGTTGGCACTGGAAGCACAGTTACATTCGAGCCGGGAGCAGTCACACGAACCAACGGACACGCATGGGTTAATGAGCCAACAGGTGCTTTAAGAGCCTATATGGGAGATAATCAACTTGCGGTTGCGATTGAAAACCATCCTGCGGACAGTCGTGTAAATCTATTAGAAAACGGTATTATTCAAACACTTTCACAGAGAATGGGTACAGGAGGCGGTAATGTGCCTTTATTGATGACCGCTTTCGGTATCAGTTCCCAAAGTTCAAATGCTATGCAATCGGATAATCCGAAAAGCGGATTTTATGAAGCTGACGTGTCAAAAACTATTGATGTATCTGCTGTAAATCCCACGTCCTGTCAAGGTGGTATAGCGGTGGTATCTGTGCAAGGTTCGATGATAGGCAGAGATGAAAAGAATGGTCCTCAAGGTAGCGGCATTCGTGAAAATTTTAGTTTTTCGCTTACAGGAACTGACCGCCATGCAGTTTGCTATCAAGACACGATAAGCACATTAACAACTGAGCTTGCTCATAGAACGGGAACTCAAGGTCAGTTTGGAGGTCAGCTTGTTGTTGAAGATAATATGGAATTCTATACTACGACACAGGGATGTTACCCAGATATAAGAGTCAACATTTCGTTTACTCTCACAGCAAAACAACATAAAGACCCTCCTCTGGTAACAGAAAACAGACACATTGTAAGAAGACTGACACCAACAGAATGTGCTTTATTGCAAGGATTTCCTTCTGATTGGTGTGACAATCTTGGAACTGATAATATAACAGAAGTTGATATAGCTCTCTGGATGGCAATATTTGAAACTCATCGTAAAATTATGGGAAAATCTAAGAAGCCGAAGAGTATTAATCAATTAATAAAATGGATTAAAAATCCGTATTCCGATTCTGCTGCTTATAAAATGTGGGGCAATGGAGTCGCTTTACCGTGCGTCATATTTGTACTCAGCGGCATTGTGTCATATACACAAAATCAACCTCCGATTTCAGCCTTATAATTGACTTGCTATGAGTGAACACCTGCGGCAATATGTAATCACCGTAAGGACATCAAGCCTGCGGAAATTAAGGAAAACGGAGGATTTTATAATGACAATTAATTACGGGTTAATTGGACAGGAACGTAAGCCGCTCATTAAAGCAATTGAAGAGATTACTGGTCGTAAGGCTAAATACTGCATGAACGGGCTTATGAAGTACGCTTACGACTTCGGCGACGGTTTAGAACTCCACCGAGACGGAACACTCAAAGCTGTCGGTAATTTTGATGAAATTTTGGAACAACTTTGTCAAAGGGGCTTCAACGCCGTGAACGAACAGGACAAAACTGAAGAAGCTCCAGCATTCGAGGAACTACAAATGACCGAGCGTGAGGAGCTTGGACTTGAGAAGGAACGCCGAGAAGACCTTCAAGACGAAAATGGAATACAGCCTGAGCCTAAAGCCGACTTCAAAGCTGATAAGCACAACCTGCCAAAGTTATATACACTGGATACGCCACGAGGCGAAATTTTTATAGCAGAGGAATTCACAACTCACGATGAAGCCAATGCCGAAGGTTACAGCGAATATTTTAGCACAGCGGCTGGAACGGTGTACAGTTACGGAGATAACCACGCTTTTGCGCTTGTAACTTCTAAGAAAGCGGAAGATTGGGATAAAACAACTATAAAGCAAGACTTTAGAGCTGATAGCAAAATCAACAACCTGACAGTCGAAATGCCGATGACGGGCTTCACGCCAGAAAAACTTGATAATCTCGCCAAGCTCGTAAACGCCAAAGCATCGCTCCTTAAAATTGCATTGGCTACAGACGACTTGCCGATACAGCAAGATGACGACACATTACAATTTCCTTGGTTCTGGTCGGAGCAGATTTTAACCGCCGAAGAGGTAACGGCTTACACTACGTTGATAAGTCTGCTTTGCAAAACAGCAAAGGAAAAAAAGAGGGTTACAGCCAAGGAAAAAGAAGCTCCTGACAATCCGAAATATGCAATGCGGTGCTTTCTGCTGTCCTTGGGGTTCATTGGTAACGAGTACAAAACATCAAGAAAAATATTACTTTCAAGACTTGACGGTAACTCAAGCTGGAAAAATGGTAATAAAAGTGGGGGAAATTAAAATGTCAAACGAAAATGCTCTCGGACAATTTATGGCGAACATAGAAATAATCAAGGAACAACTAAATGAAATTGGGTCTAATATCAACGACCACATGGGCTTTAGTCCAGAAGAAATTTGCTGGGGTCATGTAGCCGAATCAGCGAGAGTTATAAGAGATTTAAATGACGTAATTATTTCTTTGGGATTAAGAAAAGAAGAGTAGTAATAACAAATAAGCAATAAAGACCAGCCTCAAAAGGGCTGTGTCTCGTACAAAGGGCTTCAAAAAGGAGGTCTTTTTTTTACGCCGAAAGGAGGTGGCTGGCGATGCCGAAATTTAAATACAAACCCACACCGCTTATGCTCCCCACCAGCCATTATGACACACGGCGAGCAGATTTTGTAGTAAATTTTATATCCATGTTAAAACACACAACAGGTGAATGGTATGGTAAGCCATTTAAATTAATGACTTGGCAAGAACAAATTGTTAGAGATTTATTTGGAGTTGTTGATAAAAAAACTGGTTATCGTCAGTTTAGAATGGCTTATATAGAGCTGCCCAAGAAACAAGGTAAATCAGAGCTTGCAGCGGCTATAGCTCTTTATTTATTATTTGCTGACGGTGAGGCTGGTGCGGAAGTATATTCTTGTGCTAATGACAGACAGCAAGCGTCTATCGTTTTTAATACTGCTAAAGAAATGATTAATCAAAATCTTGGTTTAAAAAAATCATCTAAAATTGTTGATAGTATTAAACGTATTTCATTTCCTCACGCAAACAGTTTTTACAGAGTTTTATCTTCAGAAACAAAAACAAAGCAGGGATTTAACGTTTCTGGACTTATTTTTGACGAGATATTTGCACAGCAGACAAGAGATTTGTTTGATACAATGACAAAATACACAGGAGATGCCAGACGACAACCGCTCTACTTTATAATAACCACGGCGGGACGTAATAAAAATAGTATTTGCTACGAGTTGCATACAAAAGCTAAAGGAATATTGGACGGCTCGAAGTTTGACACAGCTTTTTATCCTGCCGTCTTCGGTCTTACGGAAAAAGACAACTGGGAAGACGAAGAAGTGTGGAAGCGTATAAATCCGTCTATAGGGATTACTGTTCCTATGAAAACAATAAGAGAGGCTTTTGAACAATCGAAACAAAACCCCGCCGAGGAGTTGCACTTCCGTCAGTTCCGCTTGAATGAATGGACTAATTCTGATATTCGTTGGATGCCGATGGACAAATGGGACGCTTGTGGAGAGATTTTTGACTTGACCGCTTTCGAGGGACGTAGTTGTTACGCAGGTCTTGACCTTTCTCAGACAAGCGACCTTACTGCTCTGGCACTCGTGTTTCCTCCATATGAGAACGACAGCAAATATACTGTTGTACCGTTTTTCTGGCTTCCAGAAGAAGTTATAGACTTCCGTACTCGGAGAGACCACGTTCCTTATGCTGTATGGAAGAAGATGGATGTTTTTAATACAACAGAGGGTAACGTTGTCGATTACGATTTTATCGTATTCTTTATTGAAAAACTCTCTAAACGATTCCGTATACTTGAACTCGCTTATGACAGATTCGGGTCTGAGAAAATACGGCGTGACCTTGAAGAACTTGGATATGAGCAAGGCTTTACTGTGTTTCCGTTCGGACAGGGAACATTGAGTATGTCGCCGCCAACGAAAGACTTATACCAATTTGTAATGGAAAAGAAAATCCGCCACGGCAAACATCCTGTCCTTGACTGGAACATGGGTAATGTTGTCGTTGAGCAAGACGCAGCAGGAAATATTAAGCCGAGTAAGAAAAAATCTACAGAAAAAATAGACGGAGTTGTTGCAATGATTATGGCTTTATCAAGAGCGTATGACAACTTCGCTGACAGTGTCTACGAACATAGAGGATTGCTTTTTGTATAACAAAATGCTTTCAATAAAAGGGGAAACGAATGAATAACATTGTTAAGACGCTTGGAGCAACTAACAGTAAGACTATCGGTGAACGTGAGCCATATGATTTTTATGCAACAAACCCCCGTATGGTGAAAAAGTTACTGGAAGTTGAAAAGTTTAATTTAAATATATTAGAGCCTTGCGTAGGGCTTGGTCATATATCGGCAGTATTAGAACACAGAGGATATAAAACATATGGCATTGATATAATTAACCGTGGCAGTGTATATCAACACGAAATATCCGATTTTCTTCAATATGACAAGTTTTTTAATGGTGATATAATCACAAATCCGCCATTCAGACATTATGAAGCATTTATACGTAAATCTCTTGAAATAATACCGACAGGAAACAGAGTGGCGATACTTGGTCGAATACTTGCACTTGAGGGCAAATCAAGAGGAAATCTTTATGCCGAATATCCTCCGCAAAAAGTTTATGTATTCAGCAGCAGACAAGTATGTGCTATAAACGGAGAATTTGAAAAAGTCAAAGGTTCCGCACAAAACTATGCATGGTATATTTGGTTAAAAGGCTACAGAGGAGAAACAGTGGTGAACTGGATAAATTAGAGGAGACGTTATGAATATTTTTAAATCTATTTTTAAAGCCAGAGACCGTCCAAAGAATTATGTCGGCGGTGGCTGGTCTTTTCTTTTCGGTAAAACTACAAGTGGTCAGTCTGTAAACGAACGAACAGCAATGCAGACATCGGCTGTATATGCGTGTGTGCGAGTGCTTGCTGAATCTATCGCCAGTCTTCCGCTCCACGTTTATGAACGCACCGATGACGACGGAAAAAAGGTCAAACCAAGTCATCCAATATATACTCTGTTACACGAAGAGCCAAACCCTGAAATGACATCTTTTGTTTTCAGGGAAACATTGATGACACATTTATTACTGTGGGGTAACGCATACGCACAGATAATAAGAAATGGACGTGGCTACCCTATAGCGTTATATCCGTTATTACCTGATAAAATGCAGGTTGACCGCACAGAAAGTGGTCGAATCATCTACACATATTGGGGAGAAGAAAGGCAGGTTACTTTATCAAAAATCGATGTACTTCACATACCGGGCTTAGGTTTTGATGGGCTTATCGGTTACTCTCCGATAGCTATGTCAAAAAACTCTGTAGGATTAGCATTGGCGACAGAGGATTATGGAGCTACTTTTTTTGCTAATGGTGCAAGACCAAGCGGAGTTTTAGAACATCCCGGGGTAGTGAAAAATCCTGAGCAATTGCGTGCGAGTTGGCAGAGCCAGTTTTCAGGAGCAAACGCTCACAAAGTAGCTGTGTTGGAAGAGGGTCTGAAATACCATCCGACATCTATACCTCCTGAGCAAGCACAATTTTTAGAAACAAGAAAGTTTCAGATAGCGGAAATTGCTCGTATTTTCAGAGTACCTTTACACATGATTGGCGATTTGGAAAAATCATCATTCAGCAACATAACCCAACAATCGCTCGAATACGTGAAATATACACTGACGCCTTGGATAGTACGGTGGGAACAATCAATGCAACAAGCACTTCTGCTTCCGGGAGAAAAAGACAGAATGATGATAAGGTTTAATGTTGACGGTCTCTTGAGGGGCGACTACGAAAGCCGAATGAAAGGTTATTCCATCGGCATTCAAAATGGTTTCGTGTCGGTAAATGACATTCGCAAATTGGAGGATATGAATCTTTTATCTGATGAAGACGGCGGCAATTTACACTTTGTAAACGGAAATATGGTCAAACTTCGTGATGTTGGTGCTGCTTACATGAGGTTTAGAGAAAAAACAAGAAGAGAAAATGAAGAAAATAATGAGACTGAAAGTGAGGATTTATGAGAAAATTTTGGAACTGGGTAAAAAACGAAGAGGGAGTAGAAGAACTTCGTATTGGTGGTTATATAACCGACGATGATTTTTTAGCTTCTTTTTTTGATAGTACCACACCAAATGAGTTTAAAGAGCAGCTTAATGTAAGAAAAGGCGATATTACTGTTTGGATAAACAGTCCGGGCGGTGAAACAATAGCTGCTTCGCAGATTTATACTATGCTAAAAGAATATAACGGTAATATCACGGTTAAGGTTGACGGCATTGCGTGGAGTGCGGCAAGCATTATAGCTATGGCTAGTGATAATGTCTTATTGTCTCCAACGGCTTTGCTAATGATACATAATCCGCTTATGGGTGTTTATGGCGAGGTTTCAGATATGGAACAGGCTATAAATGTACTGAACGAGGTTAAAGAAAGTATCATTAACGCCTATCAGCTTAAAACTGGTCTGCCAAGAACGAAAATATCCAGACTTATGGACGCAGAAACATTTATGAATGCTCGCTCTGCTATAGAAATCGGTTTCGCTGACGGAATGCTGTACGGCAACGCTGATGAGTTGGAAAGCGTTACAGTAGACCGTATGACTTCTGTTGCTGCAACTGCGGGAGCGTTCCGCTCAAGGTTCAGGAATAACAAAGGTTTACAGAAACCCTCTCCTGTTATTTCATATGAAAACAATGGTGTACCAATAGAGTCTTTAGAAAAACGACTGAATTTAATTATCCATTAGGAGGAAAAAATCATGAGTAAAACTGTATTAGAATTAAGAGAAGAACGTAACAAACTATGGAACACCGCTAAGAATTTTCTGGATTCCAAGCGTGGCTCTAATGGTCTTGTACCTCCAGAAGTGGCTGCCGAATACGACAAAATGGAAGCTGATATGATAAACCTCGGCAAAGAAATAGAACGTCTTGAACGTCAAGCGGCTTTTGATATTGAACTTAACAAACCGACCTCAAATCCTATCAAAAATATGCCATCAAATTATCCCGATGTTAAAACAGGTATAGAATCCGAGGAATATAAAAAAGACTTTCTGAACATTATGCGTGGAAAACCACAAGTTCACAATGTTCTTAGCACAACGCCTGACATTGACGGCGGGTATTTGGTGCCTGTGGAGTTTGACCGTCGAATAGTCGAGGGGCTTTCTGAGGCTAATGTTATACGCCGTTTGGCAAGACGTATCCGTACAACAGCGGAACGCAAAATTCCTGTTCTTGCTTCAACACCTGTAGCAACATGGACAGCGGAAAATGCTGAGTTTACCGAGAGCAATCCGACTTTTGCACAGAAAACCATTGATGCATTCAAACTTACAGTTCTTTCGAGGATAAGCACGGAATTATTGCAAGACTCTATGTTTGACTTGGCAAGCGAACTTATAAGTCAGTTTATACGTGCCTTTGGGGTAGCTGAAGAGGAGGCTTTCTGCGTCGGTACAGGTTCAGGTCAGCCGACAGGTATATTTACAGCCCAAGGAGCAGATGTCGGAGTTACTATAGGGACGACTGCTATTAAAACGGACGACCTTATAGACCTTATATATAAACTGAAAAGCCCATACCGTCGAAACGCTGTGTTTTTGATGAAAGACATAACTGTGTCTGCTGTTCGTAAGCTGAAAGACAACAATGGTCAGTACCTGTGGCAACCAAGCGTACAGGCTGGTGAGCCAGACAGACTGCTGGGTTATCCGCTCCACACTTCACCATATGTGCCTGCGGTTGAAGACGATTCTCTGCCTGTGGCGTTCGGTGACTTTAACAACTACTGGATAGCTGACAGAGCGGGCAGAACGGTACAGCGACTGGATGAGCTTTATGCAACAAACGGTCAAGTCGGTTTCTTAGCCGCACAGCGTGTGGACGCTAAAGTTATTTTGTCAGAGGGTATAAAACTGATTAAAATTTCGGGTTCTTAGAAATGGAAAATGTTATTGAAAAGCACAGCAAACTAGTCGAATTGGTAAAATACAATCTTATTTTACAACATGATAAAGACGACACATTGATTTTGAGATTTGTTATATCTGCCCTTGATTATGCTGAAAAATATCAACATTTGGAGACGGGATATTATACAAATAAACCTATACCTCCATCTACAGAACAAGCGGTGATAATGCTTTCATCTCATTACTACGAAAGCAGAGATGGAAGCACTGGCGGTTTTTTTGCTGATAATGTAAATGCAAGCAGGCAGATTTGGGATACAGTTAATAATCTTCTGCGTCTTGACCGCATTTGGGGGGTATAGTATGTCTTTTGGGAAAATGAACAGCTTTATCGACATTGTAACAACTAAGACAATAAAAGACCCAGAAGGCTTTACAACTACAGAAGATGAGATTATTACTTCTGTGCGAGCGTATAAAGAAAATCGACACAGCAATGAAAAATGGGCTAACATGGCGGCTTTTTCTGCTGCGACAGTTATGTTTCGCTTTCGGGTAATACCGAATTTGAAAGTTGACACAACGCATTTTATAATTTGCGACGGAGAGCGGCACAACATAGTCAGTGCTGAAGATGTGCGTAACCGTGGTATGTATGTAGAGGTTTTTGCCGACAAAATAAAATCTTCAAAAAAATAATTTATGAGGTGGTTTAAATGGCAAAATTAGATGTTGTAATTCCTGATGATTGGCTCTCAAGGCTCTCCAGATTGGAAGAGAACACAGAACCAATTACCCGATCTATGCTTGAGGCTGGCGGTAATATTGCTGTAGGTGCAGTGAGGTCTAATTTACGGTCTGCTGTAGGCTCTAACACTAAGAAGCCGTCCCGTTCTACAGGAGAGCTTATGAGTTCTCTCGGTGTGTCTCCTGTCAAGCGTGACCGCAACGGAGACCACGATATAAAAGTAGGTTTCAGAGAGCCACGTCGTGGTGGCGGTTCACCTAATGCCAGAATAGCCAATGTACTCGAACACGGTAGACATGGTCAGCCGCCAAGACCGTTTTTGCGACCTGCTAAAGCGTCATCAAGACAAGCGGTTATAAATGCTATGCAATCGAAATTTGATGAGGAGATTAACCGAATATGAGCCTTTTGGAAGAGCTTAACATTATTATGGACAGTATTTCTATTCAGGTTCATACGGGTGTTTTCGATGATGAAGCACCAGATGAGTACGCTGTCCTTACGCCGATGAGTGATGTTTTCGACCTTTTTGCGGACAACAAACCGCATATTGATGTTCAAGAGGTACGTATATCGCTTTTTTGCAAAGCAAATTATAAAAAAAGAAAAAATGAAATAGTACAAAAACTGATGAACACTGACATAACAATAACCGACAGAAGATATATCGGTTATGAGGACGATACAAAATACCACCACTACGGGATAGACGTAGCAAAAGAATATAACTTTGAACTGCACTTAACCTAAAGAATTAGGGTGCCGTAAGGCGGTTTTTGCCTTGGCAAAACTACTGAAAGATATGGAGGAATAAAATGGCGACGATAGGACTTGATAAATTATATTACGCAAAAATAACTGAAGACCCGATTACGGGATATGAAACTTACGGTACACCACAGATTCTTGCAAAAGCTATGACTGCGGAGCTTTCTGTTTCTTTGGCGGAAGCTACGCTTTTCGCCGATGACGGCATAGCAGAAACTGTACGTGAGTTTTCGAGCGGTACGCTGACATTAGGTGTCGCTGACATAGGAAACGCAGTAGCCGCAGATTTAGTCGGAGCGAGAATTGATTCAAACGGTGTTCTTGTTTCCGCAGGTGAAGATGTCGGGGGTTATGTAGCGATTGGATTCAGAGCAAGAAGAAGCGACGGCACATATCGTTATTTCTGGCTGTATCGTGTACGATTTGGTGTGCCAAGCACAAGCCTTGCGACAAAGGGTGATACAATAACATTCCAAACTCCGTCGATTGAGGGTTTAGTTTCTCGCCGTATAAAACCTGACGCTGAAGGTCGCAGACCGTGGAAAACAGAAGTTAACGAAAGCGACGGAGATGTAAGCTCGGATATTATTAATTCATGGTATGACGCAGTGTATGAACCAGAATTTATCTCTGATATGGAGGAATAAATTATGAACGACAGAAGTGCAACTATAAACCTTGGTGGCATGGAATTTGAGCTTGTTCTAACAACTAAGGCGACAAAAGAAATAGCCAAACGCTATGGCGGTCTTGAAAATTTGGGCGACAAGTTGATGAAAAGCGAAAACATCGAATCTACATTAGGTGAGGTAACTTGGCTTATATCACTTCTCGCCAATCAAAGCGTGCTTATTCACAATCTGAAACATCCAAATGACAAACAAACTGAGGTCACAGAAGAAATGCTTGACCTGTTGACATCGCCTGCGGATATGGCTTTGTATAAAGACGCTATTACCGAAGCTATGAACAGAGGTATGAAGCGTAATGTTGAAAGTGAAGCAGACCCAAAAAACATAAAAGTCGAGTAAATGATGACGAAACATTTACTCGACTTTTGTATTATGGGACTGTCCACTTGAATCGTACAGAAGATGAAACGTGGCTTACTCCCATAGGTCTTTTATTAGACCTTTGGGAATGTCATAAACAATATAACGGAATATCGAAGCCTAAGCGGGAAGTATTTATTGATGATATTATTCCTGACGGTATATAGAGTTTTAAGAAGTAAATAGCATTCAAAATGTGAATCATGAAAATTAAATATAAAAAATTTGCTGTAGCTACTTTTTCATTAGTGATAAGTAGCTTTTTTATTGCAAATATATTAGCAATATATTTATAGCTGTCAAGTATTCCTTGATGGCTATTTTTTTGACCTTTTACTAACTTGTTTTAGCACATAACACCAGAAAGTAGGTGAGATTTTGGCATGAGATAATTTCGGTTTTAAAATCGGTGTCGAGGGTGAGCGTGAGTTCAAAGCGGCATTGCGTGATATAAACCGTGAAGTTAAAGTTTTAGGCTCTGAAATGAAGCTCGTATCCTCGCAATTCGACAGGAGCGACAACTCTGTCGCTGCTTTAACCGAACGTAATCGTGTCCTGAACTCATCTATTGAGACGCAAAAAGACAAAATTTCAATGCTCCGTGAAGCTCTGAGGAATGCTTCAGATTCTTTCGGTGAAAATGACCAACGGACGCAGAATTGGCAAATAGCACTTAACAATGCCCAAACTGAGTTAAACGGTTTAGAGCGTGAACTTGGAGAAAATGAGCAGGCTCTTGAAAATGTAACAAGAGGTTTTGACGAAGCAGGACGACCTGTTGACGAGTTTGGCAACGTAATTGAGGACGCAGCGGATTCTTCAGATAAAGCGGGGCGTGCTTTAGAGGTTCTTGGCGGCATTGCTAAAGGTATCGGTGTGGCTCTCGCTGCGGCTGTTGCTGCTGTCGGAGCAGCGGTTAAAGTAGCAGGTCAGTATATTAACGACAGCATAAACGTCTATGCCACTTTTGATGACTCAATGAGGCAAGTAGCCGCCACTATGGGTATGAGTGCAGATGAAATAGCAAACGGCAGTGAGGCTTGGACACTTTTGCAAAATGCAGCAATGGACGCAGGTATAAACACACGTTTTTCGGCTTCTGAAGCGACCGAGGCTCTTAACTATTTAGCTTTGGCTGGATATGATGCCGAGAAAGCCGCTGCAACACTTCCCGGAGTTTTAAATTTAGCCGCTGCGGGCGGTATGGATTTAGCTAGAGCTTCTGACCTTGTAACAGACGCTATGAGTGCCTTGCAAATGGAAACTAAAGACATTGATATGTTTATGGACCAGCTTGCCAAAACCTCGCAAAGCTCTAACACAAGCATTGAACAGTTAGGCGACGCTCTTCTTAGGACGGCGGGAACGGCGACTTCTACAGGGCAGGATTTAACTGTTATAAATACAAGTCTTGGCATATTTGCTGACAACGGTTTAAAAAGTGCTGAAGCGGGTACCGCCATACGTAATGTTCTGTTATCATTGGCAGCTCCGACAAATCAAGCGGCAGATATGCTTAATAATCTTGGCGTATCTGTTTATGACAGCGAAGGCAGTATGCGTCAGATCAATGAAATTATGGATGATTTGGCTGATAGTCTTGACGGATTAAGTCAAGAGGGTAGAACACAAGCATTAAATACTATTTTTAACAAAACAGATTTGAACGCCGTTAATTTCCTTTTGGAAGGAACAAATGGTCGTTTTGAAGAGCTATCAGCTACAATTCGTGATAGTGCAGGTGCAGCAACCTTAATGGCTGAAACTATGGAATCAGGTCTTGCGGGGTCACAGCGTTCTTTAAACAGTGCTGTCGAGGGTATGCAGATAATGATTGGTTCATTATTTGCGGATATGAAAAAAGGATTTGTTGACGACGCAACAGATATTTTAAGAAGGTTTACTGGTAATTTGCGTAAAGCAGAGGGAGACTGGGAACTTATCGGAGAAGCCGTAGGCGGGTTAATAACCGATGCAATAAATTTCATTGCTGACGCTTTGCCGCAGGTCGTTGAAATAGGTGTTCAAGTCGTTACAATGCTTGGCAATGCGATTATAGACAATTTGCCGACAATAGTCGATGTGGCAACAACGCTTATAATGACGCTGATTGATACCGCTATTTCCGCTTTGCCCAAAATGACAGAGGGTGCTGTTCAGCTTGTGCTGGCTTTGGTTGACGGTATTCTGGAAAGTCTGCCCGCTCTTATGGAGGCGGCTGTTGTAATGATAGCCACTCTTGTCGAAGGGATAGCTTTAGCTTTACCTGACCTTATCCCAACAGCGGTAGAAGCTGTTGTTACAATTGTTAAGGGTCTGGTAGACAATTTACCGATGTTACTTGACGCTGGACTTGAGCTTGTGCTTGGTTTGACACAAGGTATACTGAACGCTATACCTGAGTTAATATCTGCGTTACCTGACATTATTATTGGAATTGTAAATTTTATAATTTCTTCTATTCCTAAAATAATAGAAGCTGGCATAGAGCTTTTGGTTTCGCTTGTTAGAGCATTACCAGAAATAGTTACATCTATTGTTGCGGCGATACCAGAGATAATTGCGGGAATAGTCGCAGCGGTTTTGGATTCTATACCAGAGATAGTTATGGCTGGTGTTCAGCTTTTTATTGCTTTAATAGAAAACCTTCCGCTGATTATACAGACAATAATACAAGCGATACCGCAAATAATCACAGCTATTATAAGTGCTTTTACAGGTCGCTTTTCTGATATGTACGAAACAGGCGAAGGACTGCTCGGTGCAATGTTACAAGGTTTGCTTAGTTTTGTCGGAAACATTATCAGTTTCTTTCAGGACACATTTGCAGAAATATTCAATTTAGCTCGTGAGATATTCGGCGAGATACTTGGTTTTTTCAAAAGTTGGGGTCAATTACTATGGGATGTATTTAAAGCTGTGCTGGAATTTATCTGGAGCTTAGTAAAAGAAGTCTTTAATAACATTAAGCGGTTCTGGGATACATGGGGTTCGACTATAACGGCTTACTTCACTATGGTATTTAATAATCTGCGAGCTTTATTCGAGATGGTTTGGAGGCAAATACAAAATGTACTCCAGTTAGCTATAAATACAATTCAAAATGTGATTAAAACGGTACTTGCTCTTATACGAGGCGACTGGGAGGGTGCTTGGAATGGTATTAAGAACATTTTCATCGGTATATGGGAATATATTCGTAACACACTACAAAATATACTCACTTTCATAAAAGATATTTTCGGCAATATTAGAAATTTCCTTATGAATATTGACCTTATGGAAATCGGTCGTAACATGATGCAAGGTCTTAAAAACGGTATTATGAGTATGGCAAATTCGATTATGGATGGTGTGAAGAATATCGGTAACAATATTACAAACGGTTTTCGTAATATATTTGGTATTAACTCACCGAGTAGAGTGTTCGCCGAGCTTGGTGGTTATCTAGCCGAAGGTATGGGCTTAGGTTTTAGCTCTGAAATGGACACTGTTAGCGATGGTATGTTAAATGTTCTGAGTGAACTTGCTAAAGACTTTGACGATACTGTATCAGAAATACAGGATATTTTTGCTGAGGGTATTGAGATAGGTCTTGGCAGTGGTTTTGGAGACGCTATTGACAAAATTAAAAAGGATATGGCAATGATACCGTCTACTGTGGGAACTCCAACTATCGGTGTCGATACAAGTATAAATGATGTGACTGGTAGGTTAAGCAATCTGAATGACAGCCGATATAACGGACTGCCCGTAAACAGTCCGCTTTTCACAATCCAGCAAATGATTGTACGTACAGATGATGATATACGCAAAGTGTCGCAAGAACTATACAAACAAATTGAAAGAGGTTCAAGGGCGCAAGGCAGATTAAGTTTTGTATAAATTTTAGGAGGTAATATGGCTTTTGTTTTTAACGGCATATCCTCAAAAGACAAAGACATAACGGCAAGGCTTACCTCTTGGCAAGCATTGTCTGCTCTAAGAAATTCATTTGTATTTGTACCAAGCAGGGCTGGAAAAATTGATTTTGGCGGTACTGCTGCTGAAAAGATTATCATGTTTAAATGCAATATATTCCCTCAATCTGATTTCAGTTCTTTGATTTCTGTGTTGGATGATGTAGCCAAATGGCTAAACCCAGATAACGGGCTTTGTGAACTTATGCTTAACGATGTTCCAGACCGATACTTTATGTCAAGATTACAAGAGGCTGTTGACTGCGAACGGCTTGTGCGGTCATCTGGCGCGTTTGATTTGAATTTCATATGTCCAGACCCGTTTGGCTATGCTTTGGCGGACGAAGTGTTTACACTTTCGTCAACTGGAATATACAGTATAAACAGGCTCAAGGGTAATACAGCATCAGAGCCTGTTTATTTTCTTAAAGGTGTGATTTCATCAAGTACATCATCATATGTTTCTATTATTACAAACGATGTTGAACTGCGGATAATCTGCGAATTGAACGTTGGTGAAATATTGATTATTGACAGTAGTAAAGTTACAGCGAAAATAGTAAATGCTCAAGGTGTAATTACTAAAAACGGATTGCCGTGTTTGCAGGAGCTTTACTTTCCAGTGCTTCAGACAGGTACAAACGTAATCAGCATAACTACAAACAGTGCGACGTTTACAGAACTCAAAATACAAGCAATGAGCCGTTGGAGGTAATTATGTTGAAATATATTTTGCAAACAAAAGAAGATTTTACAGGTGAGTTTCCTATAACCGTTCGTACTTCTGCTCTGTGGCGTTTTAACGAGGCGACTCCTGACAGAAATACACAATTGACCGATTCATCAGGAAAAAGCAGACACGTAACTGTACACAATTGGAGCGGAACTTCAGCCTCTCTCCCAAACGGACGACATGGCAGATATTTTCGTATGAATACTAATAATCCAACTACAGAGCGTACATATTTGACAGCAGTCAATGATGGCACGTTCTTTTCCGATATTGGCAATAAAATTGTTGTCGGTGGTTGGATAAACCCGACAACGTATACTATCGGTAATACATACTCACCGATTTTTAACACAAGGCAGGGACTGGGGTAGCCGATATTTTATATTTCGTTGATACAAGGTAGACCACGCATGATGTTGTATAATTCATCAGGAACGCTTATTTTAGACCAGTCCGAAACGCCAACGTTTAGTATGGTCAATGGAGGTTGGTATTTCATTGGTGCTATAATAACAGGTAGCACTTCACAAATGATACTTTGTGACCGTACAAGCGGAGTGGTATGGCTCGCACCTGTCAGAACATTTGCGGGAACGATAAACCAGACGTGTACCGCTGACATCGTCATAGGTATGCACGCTGACACGTACTGGTATGCTGGCGGTATTGACGACTGGTTTTTTGAAATTGACAGTGAAATGACAATATTGGATTTGGAGAGGTACTTCCGTCAATCTGTAATGGCTAACGGCGGCGATACGTCTGGCAATGTTGACGCTCTAACTGAACCAAACGCAGTGACATTGAGAAAAACGGTAATGTTTATCCTTCGAGTGGGGTTCTTACAAAAATCGCAACAAACTGTGCATTGTCGGGCGGCGGGCGTGTATCCGTATCAAGTGGAATTACAGCAGGTGTAACCGAAATCAGCTTGTTAGAAACATCGACATCTAACGACTTGATTAACTGGTCTGCATGGCAATCCGTAGGAACGGCTAGTGAGCTTCTCTCTCCAAACAGGACTTTTATCCGTTACAGAGTAACGCTTTTTACAAATAACACTACAATAACCCCAAAACTTTACAGCATAAGCCTGCACGATATACCAAGAAACCCATATGAGCAGTTGGGCTTTTCTCGACCTGTTATGCTGGACAAAAACGGAGTTTGGGAAGCTGTTCTCGAAAACGCTTATGACATAATTGTTAAGAGCGAAGTCAATGGATGAGACACACTTGAATTTAAAATGCCTTTTATTGACTCTAAAAGAAAAGCCGTAAATACTGAAAAACAAATTCATCTGGCAAAAGCCATATACACAGTCAGGACTGTTGCTGACGAAAAATCAGGAGACGGAAGTATCATAACATCTGTCTATGCTGAAGCTGTTTTTTATGACCTTGCTTTCAGTACAAATAAACAACCGAAAGAATTTGACTCAGAACTACCGCAAGTACCACTTGAATACGCTCTGCGAGGTACAGAGTGGCATGTCGGCGAGGTAACTGTTAAGACAATTAGGTCGTGGCAATGCGAAGAGCGAAATACTTTGGCTGTTTTGCGAATGGTCGCACAGGTACACGGTGGGGATTTGGTTTTGATAATACAGCAAAAACAGTAAACCTGTTAGCTTTCAGCGGAAAAGATAGCGGAGCGGTTTTCACTTACCGTAAAAATCTTATAAATATAAAACGAACTGTTGACACAAAAAGTCTTGTTACACGATTGTTCGCATTCGGAAGAGATGGTATGACTTTCCGAGGGGTTAATAATAACAAAGAATATGTCGAGGATTTTACATATTCAAATCAAGTGCGTGTAGCTACGCTTGACTGCTCAAATTTCACCAATCCTTATCAGATGTTGGAGTTTACAAGAATGCGTCTTGCAGATTATTCGAGACCTCGCATTTCTTATGTTATGTCGGTTATGGACTTATCTATTTTGACAGAGTACGAACACGAGAAATGGGAACTTGGGGACATTGTTACAGTTGACGACCGTAATCTTGATTTGCAGATTAAAACAAGAGTTATCGGAGTACAATACAATGTGCAAGAACCTTGGAAAACTGTAATTTAGCTTTCAACTAGATTTCGTGAGCTTGGCGATTCTTCTATTACAATTGTCAGAGACCAACTCGACCAAGCGGACTTTGTCGGAAACGAAATGAGGGATAGTGTACCATTTAACCATTTGCGTAACTCACGGGCTGACGACGGTTTTGCCTATTGGCAAAATTCTGGATTTACAGTTGACACTGACAATGGTGTGACAGGTACAGCTTCTTTTAAAGCGGTCGGTGGTTTTGGTGTTACAAAGAGTATGGCTCAAACGGTACAACCGTCGTCAAGGCGAAGCTATACAATATCCGCACAGATTGCTTCTGAAAATCTGGTAAAAGGTACGAACGGTAAAGTTGGTGTTGAGCTTGTTTTTTAATACGCTGACGGCAGTACAGAGACCAGATTTATTGATTTATTTTTTTGTTGACTTAGGACTTTCTCAAGGTTCCAGTCCAAGTAACAGAGCAATCCGATAATCAGGTTTAGCTAAAGAACTGCGAGCAGTCACAAAAGTGGCTGCTTTTTTTCATGCGTTAAGAAAGGGGGAGGACGTTATGAATGAACTGCAAACAATATACGATTTTTTGGGACGTTTGTTAGGTTGGTATGTTGGTGGAACTGACGGTTTTGTTTACGCTTTAATTATTTTTATTGCTGTTGACTATATCACAGGTGTTTTGTGTGCCGTTGTAGAAAAAAATCTGTCAAGCAAAATAGGTGCAAGAGGTATTGTAAAGAAAATAATGATAATGCTTCTTGTAGGTGTGGCTCATTTGCTGGACATACATCTGTTTAACCAAGGTACTGTGTTAAGGACAGTTGTTATTTCTTTTTACATGGCTAACGAGGGGCTGTCTATACTGGAAAACGCAATCAGTATAGGGCTTCCTGTTCCGCAAAAGTTAAAAGATGTTTTGGCAAGTGTGCGTGAAAAGAACAATAAAAAAGAAGAAAAATAAAGAGAGGTACACAAATGAGACACGGTATTGGATTTACTTTTAACAACAGGCATAGTTCTGAATTTAATATTATGGCAAGGTCTGACGACAGGAGTCTGCTCCCTGAGAAGAGACGTAATGATTATACAATCCCGGGGCGGGACGGTCGGCTTGATTTCGGAAACAACACATTTGATTCTCGTATTATATCCGTTACGCTTTCTCTTATATCTCCCAATTTGCCTAATTTACGTGATACCGCACGCAGAACAGCACAGTGGTTATCTGGAGAAGGGCTTCTAATATTTGATGATGAGCCGAAAAAAGCATACAGAGCGAAAGTTCACTCCCCTTTAGAATTGTCGCAATTTTTAAGTATAAGCGAAACTGTAGTCCCTTTTGATTGCAGAAGACCTTTTGCGGAAAGTCCCGAGTATAATCAGATAACTGTAAGCCCTTTAACTGGTTCTCCAGAAGAAACTTTAGTAATACCAGAAGGGACAGCGGATATGCCTGTAATAATACACATTCAAAATATAGGCACAACAGATATACGAAACATTACTATTACGAGAAAGGTAGGTATTTAATATGGCAAATGCCTCAAGATGGCTTGAAATAGCTACACTAAATCACTTTTTTAGAAATACATCTGTTACAAGCCCCGCACAAACATTTTTGGCGTTATATACGTCAGACCCTACAGAGTTTGATACGGGTATGGAAATATCAGGCGGAGGTTATGTGCGTCAGCAAATCACATGGGGAACTCCGTCTCAAGTTGCAGGGATAAGTACAATTTCAAACAATAACGCAATAGCTTTTCCAGAGGCAACTTCAGACTGGACGAGTGCAGGCGAAAAAATAACACACTGGGGCATACGTACTGCTGTTACAGGCGGTAATCTATTAGCTTATGGTGAGTTTACAGACCCAACGTCAATCAATGACGGTAAATATGATGTTACTGTGAACGACCAATTCAATGTCGGTATAGGTAGAATTAACCTGCAATTTAAAAATCGTGCGAGTTTGTGGTTACAGTCAGCCGCTTTAAATCATTTTTTCAGAAGTGTTCCCGTTCCAAGTCCACAGGAAGTTTATTTGGCTCTTTATCGCACAGACCCGACACCAGAAAATATAGGTGCTGAAATATCGTATCAAGGTTATTCCAGACAGCTAATTACTTTTGACCAACCACTACAGACATCTGCTACAGCGGAGATAAGAAACAGCCAAACTATTAACTTCCCGATAAACAATGTTGAAACTCCCCCGATTGTCAGCTTTGGTATTCATACGGATATGACTGGCGGTGAGCTGGTAGCCTTTGGTTCTTGGAATATAGGAAGAAGTTTATTGGCTGGTATGCAATTTTCCGTCGGTGATGGCGGACTGGAAATCAGTATGGATTAGGAGGTGAGACCGTCTGTTTAATCGAGGGCATTTTAATCGAGGAAAGTTTAATACATCAAGTGCTTATCTTGAAATGACTGGGAAAGCTGATTTTTATCTGATAGCAGATATTACAGCGAATTTTAAGATAAACGCTTCGAAAATAATCTCCGTGTTCACTGTGAATGCAGACGGTTCTTTTTTTACTAGAGCGACTGACAACGCTTTTGCTTTACTGTCTTTAAGAGGGAATGTTATAGCTAACTTAATAATAACCGCACCTGAAATAGACTCAGATATTCTAATTAACAGCAATGGTATACATACGATTATGTTGCCAGACAACGCTTCAGCTAATCTGAATTTGTCTGGACGTATTATAGCTCACATTTATATAAAAGCGGCAAATGTAAACGGATTTATAAGCCTTATGGCAAAAGGCAAGTCAACTGTAAGGATAAGAATACCGAAGACATACGGTTCTATTGACTTACAGTTAAAAGGTATAGGTACTCGCAGAATATGGCAAACAGAACAAGATGCTTATTTTTATTTGGACAGCTATGGAGTCTTTAGACAGAGAGATATTTTATATATCTCTCTACCGGGATTGGTGTTAAGACCGAGCAGTGAGCTTATCATAGACACCGACCAAATGACCGTTATGTTAGACGGCGTTAATGTAACAAGATACTTTAGCCCAGACAGCGAGTTTTTTAAACTTCGACCGGGGAATAACCTACTAATATATGAAGATGGCGTACAAAATCGTGATGTACAATACATAATACTTTGGAAAGACTTATGGCTGTAATGAAAATCATCATTAACCAAAGCAAAGGTGGTATTAATAATGGCAGGTGCTAATATTATTCAAGTTTATGACCAGAACAAAAATCGTCTGGCGTTTTTACAAAATGCATTTAATATCGGCTATCACAAAAAAATAAACGCTTTGTGGTCAGCCGATTTTTCTTTACCATCAGAGGACCCTAAAAATGATTATTGCAAGCCGTTTAATTATGTAGAGCTTTTTGACGGGACAGAACGGGTAGAGCTTTTTCGTATTGTCGGAGCAGACCTTACTAGAAGCACAAACGCCGTAACTGTTTATCAGTGCGAGCATGTACTCGCAACACTTATGGACGATGTACTGTTTCAGTATCATCAAATCGGAAATACGGGAGTTTTTACAAAGGCGGTCATTCGATATATATTAGACCGCCAGACCGAACATAATTGGCAACTTGGTATATGTGATTTTAACCGCCAATTTGAGTACAAATGGGAGAATGAAAATCTGCTCGCCGCACTGTTTTCGGTAGCAAGACCGTTCATGGAAAGGATTATCTGGTCTTGGAACACGAGAAAATATCCGTGGACTATACATCTACAAACTTTAGGCGACGAGATAAAAAGTGAAATAAGGTATGCTAAAAACTTAACAGAGATAACAAAGACGGTAGACGCAACCAGCGTTATAACAAGGCTATACTGCCTTGGTTATGGTGAGGGTGATAATCAACTCGACATCCGCTCCGTTAACAATGGTATACCTTATCTCGACGCTCCAACTATGACAACGTGGGGACATAAGGCTTCAATACTTGTAGACAGACGATTTGAGAACGCTGAGGCTTTGAAAGCTCACGGACAAAGGATACTGAACAATGCAGGGAATCCGTTTGTTTCATACGAAGCTTCAGCTCTTGACTTGTTTAGTATCACAGGACAAAGGTTTGACAAATATGAAGTTGGCGATATGGTTCGTATTATTGACCCTATAGACAACATAAATGAAACTTTTCCTATTGCTGAGATTGAGAAAACGGACATTACAGGCAGTCCTGCGGATATAAGAATAACAATCGCCAATAAAAGTAAAGATTTAGCTGGGAGTATTAACGAGCTTCAAAACAGAGCGTTGATTAACGATTTATACGCACAAGGGGCTACAAACCAAGTAATGGTTAACTTCGCTGATAACGCTGACAGGGATAACCCCGCATTATTACAGCTATATATTCCAGATACTATGGTGCGTGTCAATTCTTGTGTTCTTAGACTTGAATTTGAAGCATTTCGAGCGTTTAGCCGTGGTATTGAGAGTACCGAGCAGCAGGTAATTACAACAACGACCTCTAACCAAATAGCACCGACAACAAGCACGACGGCTGTACAGACACCTACAACGACAAGCACACAACAGACAGCTCAGACAACGACATCAACTCAGCAAGTATCTCAGACAACGACAAGTACACAGCAAACATCCCAGACAACGACCAGCGGAGGTGGTACTACCGCTACATCATCAAGTGGAGGAGGCACAACAACGACTTCTGGCTCTGGCGGTGGTACTACGACAACGTCTCAAGCTGGTGGTGGTCAACAAATATCTGCTACTTATCAGCTTCTTTCTGACTTTGGTATTGATAGCGTTAGCACAGGTGGAAACCCACCGCATACGCATCTTATGCCGAATTTTGCTATGATAGGAAATATACAACCGCATACGCACCAAATTTCAATTCAAGCACATACTCACAGCATTACTGTTCCAAATCACACTCATAGCGTAAGCATACCAAATCACAGCCATAGTATTACTATACCCAGTCATAGCCATAGTGTGACAATCCCCGGTCATAATCACAGCGTTACCATTCCGGGTCATAACCACACAGTAACTATTCCCGGACATAACCATACTGTGACAATCCCCGGTCATTCTCATAGCGTAACGATACCTCCGCATACACACAGAATGGAGTTTGGCATTTTCAGGACTGGCGGAGCAAGTGTGGGACGACTGCATATAAACGGTCGATATGTACAAGATGTTCATCCCAGCATGAATATTGACATAGCTAATATGCTTGCGGATTCACGAGGAAGAATAGCCAGAAATACGTTTCACATGATTGAGATTTTTCCTGTGGCAACCAATAACAACCCATTAGCTTTAACGAGGATTGTAGCAAGTATTTTTTTACAGATATTTACGAATAGTCGTGGCCGTGGCGACTTTTAAACTAAACGAAAGGGGATAAAATATGCAAGAGATGTTCAAAGCATCGGTCAACTCTATACCGACATCACTGGCTGGAGATATAACCGCAACTGCCACAACTTTTTATGTTATTGATGATTCAAGGATACCAGAACCTCCTAATCTTCTTGTACTTGGAGAAAACTCTACCCAAGCTGAGACAGTAAAATTGGTAGAAAAAAACGGTATGCAGCTTACTGTAGAGAGAGGTTTCCAAGGTGTAGCCCGTGCGTGGTCTGCAGGTACTACAATATCTCGTAATTTTACAGCTTATGACCATGATACTTTTATAACAAATATTGAGGAGGTAGACAACAATATGGCAGGATTAGGATTTATGCAAGTTGGCAGTAAATTGTATGAGCATATATTCAACACCAATAACCCACACAATGTAACAAAGGAGCAATTAGGATTAGACGCTATTTTAAATGCGAAAAAGGAGTTAAATCCAGAAAGAATTTTAGTTACAATCGACAATCTGAATAATTACATTACCTCGGGTTTCTATGAATTTATACCAGTACCTCCATCAACTTTTCCCAATTCGTTAATCCACGCACCAACACTACCAGAGAATTATTTCAGCCTCATTGTTGACGTGTATCACAGTATAGAAGTTAGTAATGACCAGACTCCACATATTTATCAGTGGGCTTGTGCAGTTACCTCTGATACGTCATTTTATATGCTCAGATTTTCCAGAGACAACGGCAATAGTTTCAGTGAATGGACTTCAATTGTCCCAACAAACCATGCATCTGAACTCCCAGAATACGGAGTGGCAACAGATACTTTGTATGGTCATACTCGTGTCTTAGATGTTTTGAACTCTATATCTAGTACGGACGCACTATCAGCAAATATGGGCAGGGAACTTTCCGAAAAACTCGTGGAAGCGACTGAGCAAGTAAAGGGATATGCCGATAATTTGAGTTTATCATTAAATGACAGAATAAATACGCTTGAACTTGAACAATTTGAAACTGGAGAATGGACACCAGAACACGTAGGATTAAATCCTACATTTTTTACAACCAGAGTTGATGTTGCTACATGGGTCAGACGTGGAAATATAGTCTTTTTGTATGCTGATTTGTTGCTTACAAGGACAATGGCAACAACAACCTCTACTATGGTTTTTGATGGTTTACCTTTTGTTCCGAATCCCGAGAACCCTCAATATACATTGACGGATGTCAACCAAGTATGTGCATTTGCACCGCTAATACTTTCATCGGGAATTATTAATATATTTGCCGCCGTCAGTCCCTTGAACCATCTTACTTTCACAAATATAAGTGGCACAACACTAAATAATGGTAACTTAGGACATGGAACTGCAGTAGGAAATACTTTACGTGTACGTTTTAATCTAATGTATAAAACACAAATATAAAAAAGGAGAGATTATCATGACTTTAAAAAACTTAGGAACAGAAAACGAAAACATTTCAGTAAGTTTCATTCTTGACAGATTGACAGAAGACTATGTAAGCGTCAAAAGACAGATATATTTTGCGATGAATAACAACAAGTATCATTTAGGCGAGCCTCACCGTAAATCATTTATAAACAGTCAGCAAGGACGTGATTTGCTTGAAACTTCAGAAGATATTCCAACTAAGTATAAGCAGGCTATTTTTGATGTTTGGGGAGACGCTCCTACAATAGAAGAAGCAGAGCCAGAAGATGAAATTCCTCTTGACCCAATTCCAGAGGAAACGCTATAATCTAAAGAAGCGTTACAAACGTGAAAACGGAATGTAAGTTACTTGTTTTACGATTTGTAGATTGATTTACTTTTCTGTATTATGTATTTACGTTTTGATTTTAAGTGTATTTATTTTATTAATTCTTAGTGGAAGATTTGGATTTAGAGAAGTTCTTTGATAAGGTAAACCATAGCAAGCTGATAGAAGTGCTAAGCCGTAAAATAAAAGATGGCAGAGTAATATCGCTAATACA